AAAGAATCATAAGACTCGGATCGGCTTCCCGGTGAGACCACGCCAGAAATAGCCCGCAATCGATTCCCGCACAGTTTGCACACATATGCACCGTAAGTGGTGCCATCAATGCTTCGGGCGGATAAAGCAATGTGCTTTGGAATCATGGTGCCGGGAGGGGGATATTCTTGTACCGGCTACACACGTCCCTGTGGAATCAGTAAGTTCAGCGTTTTCATAGAACCGAAGGCGTATTCCCACCAAATTAAGTCACTTCTGACCAACGTATCCCAACTAAAACGTTAGGGCACGTTAAGGGAACCATAGCGCGGCTCTGCTCGGAAGTAAACCAGAAATTTTTAAGTGGAGTTCAGCGAAAGAGAATCAGCCCAATTAGCCAGCGCACTAATGCGCCTTGTCGTGAACCCCAGCGCCAAAGGCGATATTGCCACGATCTCGGATTAACTCTCCACGATAGGCCCGTGTCTGTCATGTGTGTTCAATTCTACGCCCCAAGCAGCGGGGGATTTCCTCTGAATGATGTGGTATGCTTCCCCGCTTATGCCAATCGACGACATTCTTAAGCAGCTCCGACAGGAACGTGACCAGATAGACGCGGCTATTCGTGCTTTGAGCGGACTGGGCGGGAATACCCGAACGGTGAAGGCAAAGTCCTCACGCAAAGGGTCAACGATGTCCGCAGCGGCCCGGAGGAAAATCAGTCTGGCGCAAAAGGCGCGGTGGGCAAAGGCTCGGGCCGGGAAGAAGTAACAAGAGGAGTTTTACTGCCAGACAGGCGCGGTTTTCGAATCATAATAGATTACTTCGAGGTCGGCCTTATACTTTCTCGGCCGCTTTTGCTGCCACTCTTGTCGGCGTCGGACGATATTATCAACTGACTTCCGGATAGCAGTAGCTTCTGGAGATTCGGGATCCGGGAAAATACCGATACAAAGGCGTTCGATATCCGGGTTGTCGGCAATTGTGTTCAGGATATGTTGGTCCTCATCGCTGAGTGCATGCCCGTAAACGACAAGCGTGTTCTTAATGCGTTCCAGTTTGCCAAGGCAAAAGGACAAATATCCGCTACGCTGAATCTGTTCACGTTTTTTATCTGGCTCTCCTTCCGCCACGAAGAGAGGATATTGTCCTGTTTGTAGGCCGTCTCGAATGAGTGTCGTGAGTCGCTCTCCGGAAAGTTCCCAACAATGCTTCCTTACTTCCCCGTTCACGACATAAAAATGCAACGCTCCGTGCAAGAACAACATTCCACGATTCGGGCCTGTGTGCTCGCTAAAAACGAGGTACTTGGGTTCTTCCTCATCAATGGGCAAGCGGAAGCCATCCTGCTCGCGAACCTGCGGTGGTCCCGCCATCGCGACCCAGTACAGAAGCAAGTCATAATTGGTTGTAAAAACGTTGTGGTACCCCTTCAGAAATTCCACACAAGTAGCCTTCTTCTCGTCCGCTACTTCACCTGTGTGTTCTAAGTGGGTCTCTGCAATTGCCTTCACAAGGGAGGTCTTGACTGTCCCCAAGTCTTCTTCGATCTGGGCCAGCAGCCGCTCGTCTTCGAATCCGTAATGCCTGATCGTCCATAGGCTGTCTTCCAGCATACGCAGGACACCCTCAAAGTTGTTCGTACCGAGACGCTCAAAGACACCTTGGGCTCGGTCAGAGAGGCCATTTTTGCAAGCATACTCAAAGAGATTGGGGTAGGAAAATCGCTTATCGCAGCCGATACTAAATCCGTTGCCAAGCAAAATGTGCCTGCTTTTATCCGCTGGCAGTGCCTCTAACATTTCGCTGTATCGCATAGGACTACTTCCGCGCTTGACAAAAATCGTACTCACAAATCCATCAACTCACAAGACTCAACGCAGGCCGGACTTTCACAGGTTTTATTTGTTGCCGAAGGTGCTATCAATCTTTTCCATAATTCTTTCCGCCCACTGAATGCTCGCTCTGATGAGCTGGTCAGTACGCGGGCTTCCTTCCGCTCCGCCAAACAGATCGTCCGCTCTTGGCATGTGAAGGCTCGTCAGAATCGCGGCCATGATTCCGATCACACGCTTGCGGCCTTCGTCCATTTGGGCATGGTACACCTTTCGCCACTTGTTCGCCACGGGGAGAAGGTCACCCAAAGAGTTGAACTGACGCTTGGAAGGGTGAGTGTACCCGCAATTTGCCGGATTCGAGTGTCAACAAATCCATATCAAGGTGGTTGTTCAGAAAACGAACAGACCAGGAGTTCGAGGGAACGTTCGCTGTTAATGCGATGACTTTCCTACGCGGTAGTTGCGAGTCAGCAGAGCGAAGGAAGTCGTAGTGCAAAACTTGACCGAGCGCATATCGCAAGCGGGCAATGAAGTTCCTCGGCGTCACGCTTTTCACTTCCACGATGAACTCCCGTTGCTGGTGCTGCACCAACAGGTCAACGGAGTCGGGATCATCGAATACGGTTGCTCCCTTCGCTTCGCACGTCTGGGCAATCAGCAACACCATTTGATCGTGAAGGCGGTGCGCGGTCTTCGTTAGCTCGGCACTGTACACGGACTGGATTGTCAGGTTTCCCATGTTCGGAAGCTGGTTGTTGCTTTGTTGAATCTCGATGCCTTGAAAGGCGCGAAGCTCCACCCGTCCTCCACCGGGCAAGCTCTTCGGGATACGAGTATCTTCTTGCTCTTCACCTTCCACGAACTCCGCTTTTTCGGCCTTCGCCTCGGCTTCTGTCTTTGGCAGCTCGGGAACCGCAAGATCGATAGCTCCGAATTCGGCATACCACCGCGTTCTGTCGGCTTTACTGATGGCTCCCGGTTTCCAGAATGTTGACGAAGTTTCCAGTGCGGTGCACATTGCATCGATTTCTTCGGCGTGCTGCATCCCGAAGGCGCTTAGGCTCAACACGGGCTGTCGGTCGTCGGTGGCGGTGAACACCGTTGTGTTGTTAAGGAACTTCATCCAGTCTTGGGCATTTCGCCTTTGCCTGTCGCCTAGCGCCGGCAGGGTCACGCCCTGTGTCCTGGCTCTGATTATTGCGTCGGCACAAGCGGGAAACTCCGCGTTCGTGGAGCACCTCATGAGGTAGCTCTCGAACTCGTCTATTGAAATCTCAGCCGCACTGTTCCTCTGTTGCAGCCTGCGAAGCACTCTCCACGCCAGTACCGCTGGACGAATCTGGACTCCGGCTCTATGTTGCAACTCGGCATTGTTTCGCGCAGCCGCGAACGGCGTTCCGGCTATCGCATTCTTCAGCGGCGGACTCATCTGCAAGTGGTGCCCATTCGGGTACTGAAGCCGCAGGGCTTGGAGCGTCATAATCTCCGAGAAACTCATGGAGCCATCGAGGTACGCGAGGCCGAGCGTTGTCAGGGTGACCAGAGAAGTCAATTTGGACGAAAAGATCAGTCCTAGTTCGCTCAACATCTGCTGGTAATCCCGCCATCCCTCAGGCTGTCCGCTGTCTTCGCGGACGTTGGCGGTCAACTGCGCGTTCACAATGAGGTAATTGTTGATGTCCGCCGCAGGGTCGTCGTTTCTAGAGAACTCGTTGGCAGCCCAGAGAATGTGGTACAGGTGCGCTGAGGTGACGACACCCATGTGGTGGCTGAGCCGCCACGAGTATCCGGGATGAGGAATGTCTGGGAACACAACCTTGTGTGCTTATCTAAAACGACCGAGCGCTTCCGCGATCTTTTTCCCCACCTCGTATGCAAGCAGCGGGGGCACGGCGTTTCCGACTTGGCGATACTGCGCGGTATTCGTTCCCTGAAACACGTACCAGTCTGGAAAACTCTGAAGCCTCGCGGCTTCGCGCACCGTTATCACTCGTGGCTCCGTGGGATGAATGTGAGGACGACCACCACCCGCGCCTGATCCGACGAGTACCGTTCCCGATGGCTTGAGCGGGTCGATCCTGTCAGTGTGATCAGTTCTATCGCGGTCACCCGGCGCGATCTTCATGTATCTTGCCTTCACCTTTGGACCGTGCTCCCGGATGTCATGGTTCGGAAGCCCTGCGACCGACTCAAGAGCCCACGAACTCGGTATGCCGTCGCCGTTTCGATTGGCGAGGGAAGCAATTATCTCTTCGGCCTTGGGTCCGGTAGGCAACGTGGGGAACTCGAACTTCACGTCCTGTCGTAGTCCAACCAAAATGATTCGCTCACGTACTTGAGGAATCCCGAACGAAACTGCATTCAGCCTCGCAGAGCGCAAGAAGTATTTCGTTTTGTGCTTCGCATAGTTCACCAATGTTTTCCAGTCTTCGCCCTTGTTCACGCTGAGCAGACCGGGCACATTCTCGAACAGGAACGCCTTTGGTCGGATTGCTGCAATTAGATCGAAATACTTGAGCGCCAACTTGCCTCGCGGATCAGCCAAAGCACCGCGCCGACCCAATACACTGAACGATTGGCAAGGCGGACCCGCTGCGATCAAGTCGATCTTGGTCGTGCCAGCTAAATCGCACAGTTTTTCTTTCGTTAATTCCAAAGCATCTTCCTTGCAGGCTTTCGCATGTGGAAGGTTATAAACCACGCTATCCACGAAGGCGGGCGCTACGTCGCTTGCCGCCCGCGTTCCGAACCCTGCGAAGTTGAGTCCTAAATCGAGACCGCCTCCACCGCAGAATAGGCTGATAAGGTTAAACGGAGGGTTCTCGATCAGACTCTTCTTGAACGCAGCCAAGCGTAACAGATATGAATTCTGTTCGCGCTGTTTTACTCGGCGCTCAAAAGATTCGATAGGCTCGAATTCAAAAAGTGGCAGAGTCGTTTTGAGAGGCGATTTGAGTCGAGGCGGCGTGTGAAGTAAGCTGCTCATCTCTTAGGCTGTTTCCTCAAGAAGATTTGTGATGACGCCAGTTCCAAGAAATTTCTCAAGCTTGCGGGTTAGCCGTTCGCGGTCGTCCACTTCGCACTCCCAGATGACAAGCTGTTGCCAGCCCAACCGACGCAGTCTTCCGCGCACCAACTTGTCTCGCGTGACATTTCCTTCGAGCTTCGGTCGCCAGTAATCCAATTTCGACTTCGGTGGGCGCGAGTTCGCGCAATTACGATGCAAGTGCCAGAAGCAGCCATGCACGAAGATGACCTTTCGGCGGCTCTTGAACACGATGTCTGGTCTTCCGGGTAATGCCGAGTCGTGACTTCGGTATCGGTAGCCCATCGAATGGACGAGCTTGCGAACGAGCAATTCCGGCTGGGTATCTTTGGAGCGAATCAGGCTCATTCGCTTGCTACGCTCGGTCGCTGTCATGATGTCCACGTTATTGCTCCGGGCCAGGTGACCAAGCCAGCTATGCCGACCGCCCGAATAGCGGCCATTTCTCGGCGATGTAGTGCTCCGCTGCCTCGCGCACAACCCATGCAAGCGACACCTTCTTTTCTTTCGCTATGCCTTCTAAGGTGTCGTATATTTCGGGCGGGAAACTGATCGAAGCACGAATGGCAGCCGCGCTTTGAACTCTCTTTTTCTCATCATCTTTCTTTGGCTTCATTTAGACCGCGCTCTCTTCGGTGTTCACCACATTACACCACAGCGGTGAGGCAGCAGAAGAGAGACTTTCTGGGTAACTGTGGAAAACAGGCTGGAAGGTCGCAGTCTATTACGGCGGAAGGATGTGCTGAGCGGTGAATTTTCTGATCGAAATGGGATCAGGAAAGCACGGCAAAGGTTGGTGCTCCCATCCCCACGCTCATTAGAGCGGCTGGCACTTGCCCTGATGATCGCGAGGAAGCCAGCAGTTGGGCGCTTGCTGGCAGTCGCGATATAGGGCTTTATTCTGCTTGTACCACCAGAACCGATTCGCCTTCTCAGCCGCCTCGTTAGGGTTGGTCCCAGTCTTGTACTGGTCTTCAAAATCAAAAGCCCATTGCTCTTGCCACTCCTCGAGCGGCATGTTGATGGACGCAAGTGCGGCCCTAACTTCGCGCAGCCAGCTTTCGTATTCCGGCATGGTCACCATTATCTCAGGCCTCCTTAATCATGTGCTCCCGAAACAGTTTGTGTAGCTCCCTGAACTGCTGCTTGAGCGGCTGCTCGCCATAGCGACTGATACCGCCGTGCGCCTTGGCGAACTTCCTGAACGCCCGGTCGCTCAACTCTGCCCACCGACCGGCGTCAATCAATTGCGCACAAATTCTACACGCGGCCCAGCCGCCGACCGACTCGTGTTGGAAGACCCAGGTCTTTGTCCACGGGATGAGGAAATTGCGGCAAGAGTAGACCTTAAAGACGGGTTGACCGTTGCAGAAATCGCAACGGTCGCCGCCTACCGGAACAACGTGGAACACCGTATCGGACATTTAGGCTGCCGCGCCCTTCGCCGGTTTAGATTCCTCCTTCACCAGACAAGCACCAGCGGGTTGCCGAAGCATCTTCTGAAACTTCTCAGCGGCTTCTTCGGCAGAACCGAGGCCGACCATCACTGCCCTACGTTCCCAAGTAGCGGCGACACCCGGCTTCCCATAGACGTGGACAAAATCATTCTTCTTTGGTCTTCCTGCCAATTTGTACAAGCGGAGACCTTCCGCACGTGCGCTACCGGCCTCGGTCGTAGGCGCGGTTGACTTCGTCGCGGTCTTTGGCTTCCGGCGGATTACGGGCCGGGAATCAGTATCGTTGGCAGCGGCTGCCTTGAAATCGGGAACCTTGTTAGCCTTGAGTAACCGGCTGTACTTCTTCACTGCTGACTTACGGCTAAGGTTGTCGCGTTCCTGAATCTTGCTGATCTGTTCAAGCTGCTCTGCGGTGAATTTCGTTTTCATTTTGTCTCTCCCAGTTATCGAATTGACGCCAGATTCCCTGGCGACTCGGTAAACGATAAGTGGGAGTGCCTGAGTAGTAAACACAAATTTTGGCGCGATTGGGGTACGGAGGGTACTAGCTGGAAGTTACTCAATTAGGAAAGTTGGCGCGAGGGTTATACCAATTCCCGGATCATGCTGACGCGCCGTCGCCCTCACATCCGGAGCGTGGGTTTTTTATCGCACTTGTTTCAAATACTGAAACCAGACATCTCCCGTTAGGTTCGCGCCGCATCCGATGTGCGTGATGCCTGCTGACCCTCCGGAATAGTTGTCGGTGAGTGGAGAAAAACCAGTGTCGGGAACGTACAAGTCAGAGTCTATGTAAAACTGCAAGGTTACTGAACCAGAGATAGCAAACGTCAATCCCCACACACCACGCCGGGGAAATGAGAGGTTGGGATAGCTGGGTGGGCTGACACCGTTTGCTACCCACCCGGTGCTATCGAGATAGTTTGAGATGAATAACTGGCCGCCCGCGTAACGGAAGAACGTCCACTTGCCCGTCGCTGAGTTGTAGCAGACGATTCCGCCTTGAGATCGTGACCCGCTGTAATCTATGTTGTAGCCGACAGCGAACGCGCTGGACGCACTGAGACCGGATACAGGCTTGAGCCATCCCTCAACGTGGTCACCGGAATGAGAGCCGGAAACCATCTTGATACCGCCTTTGGATGTGTCACTTGTTGAGCCGGTCGGAGCTACGGTGTGCTTCAGTACGACCGTCGAATCCGCTCCGGGATCAATGCCTTGGAATCCATATACCTGCGCGTGCCACGCAGAGCCGTCCGACCAATATGCATAATCCGAATCCGTGCAAAGGTAGATTGAGCCTGACGCGCTAGGAGTACCGGGCAGCGATGCTCGTGTTCCTACGGTCGCTCCTCCGCCGCCGCCACCCGTACCGTTTGCGGCTGCTGTGATACGGCCCTGCGCATCAACCGTGAGATTTGTGCTCGTGTAGGAGCCGGGTGTTACTGCTGTGTTAGGTAAGTCAGCCGCGACAAGGTTGCGGGCTGAAACAACGTGCGACGCATCCTGCGCGAGTAGCTTTGTCGTGCCGCCTGATGCAGAGAGGTCTACGCCGGTACCTCCCTCAGCTAGGGCCAATTGCCCTGTCGTGATCTTGCTTGCGTCAAGGTTAGGAATGTCTGCGGCAACTAAATTGCGGGCCGAGATTACATGGGTGGCGTCTTGGGCGAGTACCTTGGTTGTTCCACCTGTCGCAGAAAGGTCAACTGCCGTTCCGCCACGCGCCAAGGCCAACTGGCCTGTTGTAATGACGCTTGCGTCTAGGTTGGAAATAGCAACGCTCACTCCCAGCGACTCAACGTTGGTGCCGTCCGTGTGAAGTAGTATCGGGCCGTCCGAAGCCGATATGGTCACGGTTGCTCCAGCGGGTGACGAGGCTGTGGTGACGATTAAATTGAATCCGCCCGTCGTGTCATTCTCTACAACGAACAGTTTCGATAGCGAGTTGCTGTCGGCGTTGAGCTGCGGAATGAATACATGCCGGTCAGCGGTATCCGCGCCGGTGAACGTCAGCACTAAGGCTCCGATGAACTGCGCCGCCGTGAGCGTTACGTCTGCGTCCAGCGTCGGAAAGGTCGCTGAGCCGTTGATGGACTTGTCAAACCCGTTGATTGCGGAGTTGGCCGTCACCTCAGGGCTGGCCTGATTTGTAGCAATAAATGGAAGTGCTAGGTTGTCTGTACCCATTGAACCCTCTTATACAATTCTGCTAGCCGCGAAACCTCGGCCAACGTCACTTGAGATTTGAAAAACTTTAATGCTCACCGGATTGCCCGGTGTAAGTCCGTCCGCCGTTTGGTGGGCCGCGCTGTAGGCTGCTGTAGGATTGCCGTCTACGTCGTAGGTGCCCGGTACCCAGCTAATCGTCCGCACCACGCTTAGACCGGAGTAGACGTCTATCTCGTACGCTTCTACCGCTTCATGTAACGGAGTTGGCCCTGCTAGCCCGCGCCCGCCGTACCGTGTTCTGCGCGTCCAGCCAATCGTCAGATTGTTGCTGCCGTCTCGCGCACCAGTAAGGTGAACGGGAGAGGCTGGCTTCAAGTCGTTTCCTTGCGATGTGAACGTCTGCGCTGTGATGGTGCTTGGGTCAGTCCCAAACGTCACTCCCTTGTAATACCGCGTGTTACCGATGATCGTCAGCGGCAATGATGCTGTGCGCTGTAGTCCGCTCGGCAAGAATACAATCGTCTCACCGTCCGCATGGCCATAAGCTGCGTACTCCGTATTGCGCCGCCCGCGTAGCAAATGCGAGAGCACATAGAGGGAATCATTGCTTCCGTCGGTAGCTATGCCGTCTAGTTCCGCATTGGCAAACTGGATGAGTTCCGCGCTGCCGTCAGCGTGACGCACGAGCGCAGAGTTGGCACCGTCGAACACGGCTGTTTCTGTTGCTGAACTGATACTGCCCGCCTGTACTTGAACGGTTAGAGTGTTGACATCATCCCAAGCCCACAGCGCATCCGGGCCGGGATCACCCAGCGCACCGATCGTGGTGCCAAAGGCTACTCCTATGGCGGAGCCTCCCAGCGATGTGAAGTTCACATCGTCAAGTGACGAGTAGAACGCGGCACCCGGATAGCTCTCCGTTGTGGAACCAACCGCCCAATAGAAGCCATCCAAGCTGGCCTGGGCGTCACCGTCCTGAAGATAGGGAAGATCAAACTGGTAGAGGAGCGTAATTGCGACGACAGGCGGAGTCGGGATAAACGTTCCGTCGGAAGTTCCACCGACCGTGATCGACTGATAGGCCGTTGAATCGTGGCTTACAGCTGAAAGCTCAGTAGCAAAGTTCTGGCCAACGGAGCTGCTCAGCAGCCGGGTCTGGTAAGTATTTCCTTCATACACAAAGGCAACAACGTCCGTCGGGTCTAACACGGCATATGTGGCTTTCCAGAGGTTGAAGCTCCAAGGCTTGCGCTCTAGCCAGCTCAGGTACAGGTATCGCTCGGCAAGCTGAATCGCTTCCGACTGAGTGAGCACCAATGGCAGCTCAATCACCGCCTTGTTTCGGGTGCGGACGGCGAGAGGATGGCGACGACGCTGCTGCTTATTGTTCTGCCAAACTAGGGCCGGGTCGCTGTAGTGAATCTCAACTTCGATTGGCAAGTCCTGATACTGGTGGATAATCTCCGTCAGCTTTGCTTTGTCCTTGAGCAGTCCTAGGTCGGACTCAGGAATGGTGAGTACGGGGTCGCCGGTATCGTCGCGCAGTTTGCCTTTGAGTTTGAAATCCGATTCAAACACGTCGAACAAATATGCCTGGGCAAGCTGCGCAATTGCGGTGCGTCCGTCCGTGGGCCGGGTGACGGCATAGCCGCGTACATTCACCGTGCTCAGCCCGCTTAGGTCAAGGTCGGTAGAGTCTACGTCGCAGCGGGTCAGGATGTCTGCCACTACAGTGTCAAGGCTGTTTGAGTTGCGCGACTTCACCAGGCCAACAACGTTAGGCAGCCGATTGCCGAAGTCTTGCAGGAAAAGCTGATTCCATACCGCGTACACTGTTCCGCGGAACGCGGGCGTGTTGCTGTTATCCGTCAGCGTGTCGGCATTAGACGCCAAGATCGTAGGATCTGGATTCTGTCTATCGGTGCCCGGATACACGGTCGGGACGGTGTAACGATTCACGCTGCTTGTGGTCAGCGGGCCGGTGTACTGCGTCCAGAACGAACCCCCGAATGCCTGTTTCGGACCCCAGCTTAAACCCGCTGGGACAGCCTTAAGAGCAATCCAATATCTGTCGCCGAAACTGACGATGTCGCCTATGGCATAGGTGTCGCTAGAGTCATAAGCGGGAATGGTGTTCGCGTCAGGTGCTTCATCCCATACGAACCCGACCTTGGAGTCTAGCCAAATCTCCTCTACGTCCGCCGGACCCTCTCCGAAGGATGCCGCGAAGCTGGCGGAATATCTGTAGGTCGTGCTTGTCACACCACCATCTTTTGATTGCTGGGAGACGGTCTGCGAGCTTTCAACTAAACCCGGTGCCCAAATAATTTGTGCGGCATAGCGCGTCTCACCATACGGAATGGGGATAGGACTACCCGGCTGCGACGTGCTGACCATGAGGTCGTTGAGTCGCGGGCCGTACTGGTGCGGGCCGTGAGCAGGGAACAGCGCACTACCCAGCGTGTTGCCGACGCCCATGCCTAGCATGCCGCCTAGGAACGCGCCAGACAATCCTGAAGCATTCTCCAGCGACGTGCCGAAGATCGCAGGGAAGTCTCCCAGTCCTCCGGTCACCGCGCCAACAGCGGCAAAACCCACCATGATTCCTATGCGACCCGTGACACACCTCCAACAAACTGGCCTTTTGAATTCCTTACTCTGGGGATGAGTTTGCAGGCCTCACTTAGTTGTGGGCACGGGCCGTACTTCCTGCCCTTCTTTGGCGATACACGTCCCCTCATCGCTAACGATTGCGCAAGTTTCTGTTCTTCCGTCGCCGCCACTCCACGATTCCAAGCCACCTTACCCTTGTTAGCAATGCCCATCTTCCTAGCCCATTCTCTCTCCGCTATTACTGAACCGGGCCGTCGATTTTGCTTCTGTTCTTTTGCCGTTGCCCAGCGCACGTTGCCTGGTTCGTAATTCCCATCATTGTTAATACGTTCAAGGGAATAGAGAGGCCAACCCTTTACAGTCTTGCCCTCCGGTCGCGGCCCTAACTCTGCAAAGAACTGTTCAAAGGAAGAGAACAAAAACTGGATTCCACGACCGGCATAGTGAGGAAAGTCAGGATTGCCCTCATTAGCATCACAACGCGCTTTGGCGTTCCAATATGCGTTATATTCTGCATTTCCCATTTAGTCAGTCACTCCCACGTAATCAAACATCCCTCTAATACGCTTCCGCCACTTGTCATTCAGCGGAATCTCTACAACCTTGCCGGTACCCGGTCTGCTATCCGCGTGAACCATTCCCCAGCCTTGCGGATACTTCACGACGATTGCCGAGTGGCAAGCTACAGCTAGACAATCAAGAGCAAGCACCGCTCCCTCGCGTAGCTCGTCAATCTCAATCATCCTTCGCTTGCACTCTTCTAAAACGATGTCGTAGTGCGGCTGCGGGCCGCCCTTACTGTTGTCGCTGCGAAGGAACGGCACACCGTCCTTATCCTTCAAGCGAAAGTCTTCACCCACTCCCAAAATTATTCCAGCGCAATCAACGCCAACTGTCTTGAGACGAGCTTGGTGGATAAACCGCGTTCCTATCCAAGTGCGGGCTGACTGCGCAATCTCACAGCGACGCGGCATAAGCCTTCCATGTAATCCATGTGCCGTCGGATTGCTCCCGCATTGACTCAACCGGGTGACGGTCGCAGCCGTGGCGGAACTCCGACTCTTTGCGCTCACCGTTCACGAGGATAGAGTCCGTGCAACTGTGGGTACGCGGGTCACCGCATCCCTCGGTTGAGCACAAGCCCTGCTCCTCCCAGGGAATGAACCGCTGACCGTTGACTGTCATCGTTGTAATCATCAGTGTGTGTCCGGAGTAGAGAGGATCAAGAGATTACCCGGCATTTGGTTTTCCCCAGCGAAATTCACAATGTTGTCGTACTTGTATTTGCAATCCGAACTGAGCCGGTTACAACTTGCCTGAATCAAGAACGTGTCGCCCGGTGCCGGTGCAAACGGAAGTGGCGCACCAGCGAATATCTTGATCTGCGTTACAGGTGGGGAACCTACCTGCTCCACGGTTTGAATGTCGAACACTCGGTCTTTCAGCGCACCACTCGTGAATTTCATCGCGCCGTCATCAAACGGGCCGCTCACTATTCCGGTGGCCGCGCTCAAATTGTCGGGAAGGATGTTCCCTTGCCCTGCGACCGTCACCCAGAACTGCTGGCGATGCTGCCAGTTGGTGTAGTCAAACTCAAAGCTGTACGTGCCGGCAGCGGGGAAGTTCAAAGTCCAAGACTGGCTTCGGTTTCCGTTCCGGTTGTCGGAAGCGACATAACGGTTAGCCCAGGAATTTCCAAAGTAGTAGCCGTTGTACGCGGTCGCTTTCTGGTTCAGCGGGCCGGTAGCTAGATTCAGGTTGCTAGTGCCAGGGCCGGTCTGCGGCCCGCTGACGATGCTCACATAATCAGTAGGGTGATCCGACGTCGGCACCATCGCAAACAAGCAGCCGTCATCGTGGGCGATATTGAAAGTTACGTGTCCAGCGACGGGAATATAGAACTGCCCGCGGATCATCGCTTCCCAGTTCTCTGTAGCACCGCTCCACGGTGCCGTAGCTCCGACGTAATTGCCAACGGAGTTCAGAAGGTTCCAATCTATCGCGCTGATGATCGGCTGAATCTTGTACAGGCCCGCGCCGTTGAACACGAGAGAATTTCCCGTTGCGGTCGCGACGATACTTGCATGGGTACCTGAATCGAAAATGTAGGGACTGCCCGCGCCTCCACCGCCCGGTGTACCCGCGTCACCAGAGAAGGCAAGATCAAAGCTGCCGCTGTGCGTGCGGGAAACAAAAGCTGCCTGAACCGCAACGCCATTGAGTGTCACCTTGTTATTGTTGGAGCTGGGCAGCGTAACAGTCGGCAACGTGGTCGCCGGAACAATCGTGATGGCGTCTGGCGAGGAGCCAACGGAATTTGAAAATGTGTAGGCCGTTGGGTCTTTGCGGCATCGCCAGTGTAGTCCGGGGTCACCAACAGGATCACCAGTTGCCCACTTACCGTCAAACAAATCCGCACGGCATACCGGGCCGTTTGTGCTGCCAATCACGGTGCTGGCCTTTTGCGTTAGCCCGCGTAGCTCAGTGGTTGCCTGGCCATTCTTCATGCTTACCTGGCCAAGCGTTCCTTTGAGAAGTTTCAGGCTGCCATACTCCGGATGCTCCCAGCTGACAACGCGCAACTCAACTTGCGCGAAGTCATACAATCCGGCCCGCAAATCGTCTTCACTGATAACACTCGCATCAAGGAAATGCGTGACCTCAAGATTGTCAGCCGACGTGTCCGACTTGTGCTCTACCGCACTTGACGTGAATCCGCCCGCTGCTTCGTAAACCGCACTGACTACAAGCGTGACGGTTACGACCTTGTTGGCTGAGCCGGGTGAGCTAACCGTAATGTGGCCTGTGTACGTCCCTGCCAAAACTCCAGTCAAGTTAACGTTGATGTTTACCGTCGCGGCACCCGTGCCGCTGGAAGCTCCAGCCGACAGCCACGTCGCGGCACTAGCCGTCGTCCAGCTCAGCGTTCCTCCACCGCCGTTGCTGATAGCAATCGTCTGGGACGCGGGATTGCTTCCACCCTCCATACCCGCGAAGGAAAGCGAGAGCGGTGTTAGCTCTAGCACGGCGGTGCTCGTAATAGCTAGGGCAGCAACGAGCCAGTGGGGATAGGCTGTGGAAAGATGTGTGACATAGCTAGGCGTCTGCGGGCAGCTGGGATTGATCCGGTATTCGTCAACGTAGTCTCCGCTGCCCGGACTGAGTTGAGTATAGCCGCTGGAGTATGTACCGCCGTTGATTCCCGTACCAAGCCCTGTAAAGAATCCGGCAATGACCAGCTCCGTAGCCGCTGGAGGCGTGAACGGCCCTACGGACGGAGTTGCCGTGGAAATTGATAATGACCGATAGCTGTAAAGTGTGGCGGTGCTACCCGCCGTGTCCCAGTCGCTGTAGGAGAATCCGCCCTGACAATCCCAAGCAGTCGGGACAGAGGAGGAGTCTACCGTAATCGCGGTAAGCGGGTTGCCGTTGTGGGAGAGGCACACCCACATGCTCAAGGAAAATGCACCAACGTAGGCACCGATGGGAGAGGTACTGATTGTCCCAGTACCATCAAACAGATCGCCAACGTTGACCCAGGCGTTTCCCGCATCGTCCGTTACAGTCCAAGATGGTGCCGTGGCAGCGGCAGACAACCCATACTGGGAGTCCGCGAAGATAACCAGAAGATCGCCCGCCGATGGACGGTTTGGGATGGAGAGGTTAAGTGTGGTAGGGCCGACGTGGTTTCCACCACCGCCGCCCATGCCTACAAACTGAGTGTATCTTAGTAGCATAGTGTTTAGTCGTCTACAAACGGGATGTCTTGATCGTGATCGGTAATGCGGATCACCTTGAGTGGCTCCGCCGCGCCGGGTATGGTAAGGGTGATCTTCCACAACCTACACAGCTTGGTAGAGTCGAGGCCAAGTTCAGCGGCTAGATCATCTGTTACGCTTTTCATCGCAGCTCTTCCATTCCAATACTGGCCCAAGTCACAATTGCGTTGCCGTCTAGGACGTCAGACTCAAGTACCTGCGCACCGCTCATGTCATCCACGTCAAAGCGAACGGAAATGTGAAACTCAAAGTCCGCCGTGATCGTGTGGCCGGTAGCGGGCGTTCCGGTCACGGTTACAATCCCCGTCGTGGCGTCTACTACGTATGACCAAGCTGGCGTGCCGCCGTTGTCGTATAGTACGACTGTGTTCGCCAGTGGGTTGCCGTCAAAATCCGTAACCGTGCTCATGATGGGCTTGACGATGGTACGGGTATAAGTGCGTGAGCCGACTGTGTAGTTCTTGACGAGCTGGTAGGTCGGGTTGGCGGTGCCGTTCGCTGTAGCAATGAGCTGGTTAGTTGCGGAGTTGTCTAGTGCCCACCAGTACCGAAAGCCGTCCGACCCTCCGCCCACGTTCAGGAAGAAGTTATGGAGCATCTCAAACTTGGCTTGTGTGAAGTTGGACAGGTCAATGGTGAAGTATGCCAGGGACTTTTCCCAGTTGCGGTTAGGCTGAACCTCACCGGAGAATCCACGATTCTTAGTCGTGCTGAAGCGGTCGCCGCCCGCTGAACCGAAGCCAATCTCTCTTGTAAACTCTAGTTCCCAGAATGCCATTAGGAGTTCCTCTCTGCCGCACGTCGAACGGTGCGGTTAATCTGATTACTGACCTGTGACTGACTCTTCCTGAAACTGTCCACATCGCCATTCGGGAAGTGGAAGTGGTTAGTCACCTGCACGGCGCGGCCCGCGCCTCCGCCCAGCGCGTGGTTTGGAACTATGCTCCCTGCCGAGTCAGGGGAGAACCACTCTGGTCCCTTTTCTCCGACCCAATAACCTTTGCCGGGTGCCACGTCGCCACCGCCCGCCCTTGCGCCGCCAATGCCGCCGCCGAAGAGTCCTGTCAACAGCGAAGTGAAGAATCCTCCTTGGCCCGCTGATCCACCGCTCTCCTTGATAGCTTTCATCACTTGCATCTGGACGATGACACGGAGCACCTCAATGAGGATGGCTTTGAGCGCATCAGTCCAGCTACGGCCGAAAAGGGCCGCTTGCTCAATCGTCTGACCGATGTTCGCTCCTAGTGACTTCCACGCAGCCGCTTCACCGCTCAACTGGTCTTTGCCCTTCTTAAACTCGTCATCAGTGAGCAAGTGCATGTCGTGTAGTTTGTCGAGAAGAGCAAGCTGCTCTTTGTACTTCTGGTTGTCGCTCTCCACTGCGTCACGAATCTTTTCAGCAGCCTTCTCAGCTGAAGCTGCGGATTTGTCGGTGCCGTTCGTCAGCTCGTCTAGCTGTTTCTGCGCAGCCGTCTTGCCTTGCGCGTTAGGAGCTAGAGTCGGGAGTGTCGGTGACTTCAAACCGGCGAACACGTCCTTGGGGAATGCCTTGGCCGTCTTGGCCAACTCGTCCAGCTGCTTGTTAATGTCAAGGAGAGCCTTCTGTAATTCCTTGTCCTCAGCTTGGTCTGCTAAGTGGCGCATGGCCACGACGACGCCATCAACACTGTCGCTTGGGAATGCCTGCTTGAATTGCTCAGGGTTGTCCGCAGCCATCTGGCGAATCTTTTTCTCAGTCTCAGACGCCTCGCGGTCGAGCCTTTGGAACGGAGACTCAGTCTGCGACTTGAACTTGTCAAACAGAGAGTTCACATCACCTTGCAGCTTTGTAACTTCGTCGCCGAACTTCTTGGCGTCACCCTCTGTACCTACTGCGACGGACAGACTAAGGTTCTTGATGGCAGCCGCCATGTCGTTGACGCCTGATGCGCCCGCGATGGCTTCCTTCTTGAGATTGCCAATCAGGCCCGCGTCCTTAGGTGCCAACTGGCTCACTACATCAAGAGCTGACTTAGCAGCGGTGTGGAGATTGCTGTAAGCCACGCTCTGGTCAGCCAGAGCCTTCTTCATGGCTTCAAGGTTTGTGGGGTCTACTTCGGCGTGCTTGAGCTGGGCATCGTTGACGGCAGTGATGGCCTTCTGGACATTGGCAATCTGCTCGTTCAGCGCGTCCTTGCTCTGAGTGGTTAGGATTCTAGAAAGATCACCCGAAGCGATGTCAGCTTTGAGGGATTCCCAGTTGCGGGCAATCTCGCCGGTGAACGTGGTCTGCTTGGCGAGTGCATCATCGCCCTTTTGAATCACACCAGCGAGTGAGCTGATGAGGTCGTCAGCTTTGAGCTTCGCCTCAATCAACATCTCGGCAAGGTGATTCTTCTCCGGGGTGCCGCGTATCTTGCTCAGCTGGTCTTCGAGTTTTAAGTTCTGGAGTTCTAGTCCCTGTGTGCGGTCAATTTCCTTGGCAGTTAGGTCGGCAACCTCTACGCCATTCTGCCGGAGCTGCTCCTTGTACGCTTCCTGCTTCTCAATCAGCTTTAGGACAATGCCGAGAGCCGCTGCTACTCCTACGAGAGGGAGCATGTTGGCGAAGAGTGTAGATACACCGGGTATCTGTGTGATGAGTCGCTGCAAGTGACGAGGGATGTGGACGCCCAGTTCCTCACCAAGCAGCATCATGGAGCCGCGAGCCTCCGCCATCTGGCCTTTGATCCCCTCCGCCAGTTTGCGTGTCTCACGGGTAGCAACAGACGAACCATCAGCCATGCCTTGCTTGAAGTTCGTAAGACCAGCCTTGATGTTAATTACAACCGCGCCAGTTTCTACTTGTCCCATGTTTATGCCGCGCCTTTCTTCAAAAACCCAATCAACGCATCAACCACTTTCACGTATGCTTCCAGAGCCTTCTCTTTGCCCGCCTGAAACGCGGGCCGCATGAAGGGCTCAGGTGCCATCAGCGCAGTGCCATACTCAACGAACTTTCCGTAGACGCCGGGTGACTGAGTGTGTTTCTCTCCTGCGTACTTTCCTTTGTCGTAACCCGGCCCGACGTGCGCCACGCTGGTGTCAAGGTCTTTGCCCAGCCGCACTGTTACAACCACGCTGTCACGTAACTCACCCGGCTCAGACTCAGGGTGGCTTGCTTGCGGAGCTACAGGTGCTCGTGCCTCAATCTCCGCAGCCATCACTTCACCAGCCGCTTGTAAGGCCGCCCGCTGAATGTTCTGAGCAAATTTGTAAGGCATGCGGTCTAGCTCGTCGCCTAGCTCCGCGAGTCCCTCGACCGTGACTTCAAAGTCTTCTGCCATCTGTTATGAATTCGGAAATAGGAATAAATCGATCACCTTTTTCACGATTTCCCTCTGTGGCGTTTTAGGGCCGCACTCGAACAGATCACGCAACTTGGTTCTCAGCTCCCACTGCTTTGCGTAGTATTCGTTCTGAGCCTTTACAAGCTCTGTCACGATCTCCTTTATCCGGTCACTTTGTGACTGCACGTTTCTCCTTCTTTCTCTTCCTCGGAACGATCTTCCCGTCCTTGGTGACGCTATGCCCGAACATGCCCGCGATTGCCTTCCTCTGATCCAGAGGAGTCAGATCGAGGTATCTCTTTGGCTTGGCCTTCAGACTCGCAGGGATAACGTGCGAGGGGATGAAGTCCAGCTCACTAAACGGGTCGGGCTTCTTCTTGCTATCGCGGTGCACATTGGCCAAAATGCAAGCCACTTGCGCCGTGCCGCGCCACAACTTGAAGTCAGCAAACTCCGCCCGCCTCAAAAGCAAACCGAATGAGTACGGAGTCTCCCTGAGGAACTCCTCATCACTCAATCCCAGGTCTATCCTCGCCATTGACCAATACAAATCTTCCAGGTCTTCAGTTACAGAACTGCTACCGGCTGCGTTGGCAGTTCTGGCTTGGGGTCTACTTCCTCCTGCGCTGGGCGAACTTTAGTCCAGGCCATCAGCACGGCGGACATATATGCGTCCATACGCGCCGGTAGAAGCATGTGCGAGAGTTCCTCGATGGTCAGGTCGGGGTGATACAGCTGTAACCCGGCCCATACCACTGCGAGAAGCAGCTCAGGGTTATCCTCGATGGTTGACCAAATGTCACCGTTGAGCAGACTCTTGCCGGTCTTCTCTTTGACCTTGCATATCGCCGCGAAGTCAAATGCGAGCTTGAAAGTTGCGTCACCGCTTTCCATGGGAAGTTGAACATCGACCGTAGGTGCGCGACGGAGTACTACTGGTGCTTGACTCATAGAATGTCTCCTGAAATTTAATACTCGAGGAAAAGCCGGGCAGAGGGGAGAGGAAGAAAGTAGCTTAGGGTGACCGGAACCTGGACGGTCAAGAATCACCCTAAGCTGATTGGCATTGCCGTGCCAAAATTAAGCGGGTACCCACGTGTACTGACCAGAAATCTTCAGCTTGAAACTGTAGTTGATCAGCTTGTCCGGGCTGTAGGTGGAGTCACCGAAAGCCGCGACGATTGCCTTGAAAGCGAACCAGCCGGGAGAGTCTACCTCACCAGCGAGTGGTGGAACCACTACACGGTAGTTGCGACGTGCGCCAGAGTTGAAGAGTGCCTCAACATCCTGTTGGGTTGTGAAACCGTCGGGCTGTGTATCGTCCGGATCAATCCAGTTACCGTCCACCTGAATTTCGCCAGCGTCACGAAGTCCGCCGATGAACTCACGGTAGCCGTCTATGGACTGTTGGTTGGTTGCGTCAACGGTGTCTGCCTTCGCGCCTGACTTGATCGCGTTGGTGACTTCGCCGACGTTCTTAAAAGATTCTAATACTGGAGGAGACGCGAGAGGCAGGGCATCATTCTGTCCCATCTGGACGAGGGTGCCGAGACCTATGCGGGCCGCTGTTTCTGTGTATGCACTCATGAGTGTTCTCCTTTGAAGAACATTGAACCTGTAAAGGGACCAGAAAGTTCAGAGAAGTTAGACCGGAGGCGAGAAGAACTCGCCCGGTATGAACCAGACGGAAAAGTCAATCGCTATACCGGAAATGTGCAACTCCTCATCGTTAAGATCAACGTCGCCGGAGGGGAAGCAGCCTTGGATGTAGGTCCCGTCACTCAGTGTGCCCTGGAAGCTATTCAGCACCGCATGTACCGCAATGGCGAGCGTGTCCGCCTCTTTGGGATTATTCCCCCAGCAATCAACCTGTACGAGACGCTGCTGGGTAGCGTTGGTGCCATTCAGAGTATTTATGTTCTGCGAAGCAACGAACTTGATCACGATAGTGGGAAAGTCTGTGCCTTCGGGTAGCCGGTTGACGCGCACACGATTGCCAACAATAGCGTTGACATCCGGAGCGGCAATCAGTAAGTCACGTAATCCCTTCTTCATTTTAGATGGACTCCACTTCCCAACAGAGAAGGTGTAGCCAGAACTTGCGGTACGGCTTACCCTCATCAAGCACGGCCTGTATGTGAAATGTACGGCCCTCGTATACCACGCGCATTGAGGATTGAATCGTGCTGTCGTAGCGGATGATGACCACATGCGTCGCCTTGTCAGCGATCAACTGGGCACGGACAATCTCTAATCCGCTGAGGTCGTGAACGTCTGCCCAAACACTGGCAACTACCGTTGAGGTACCCGGCTCACCGTAGCCGTCATCAACGGAATCGTCGGGCTGAACAATGTCCACCTTGTACCGGAGGTCTCCCGGCTTTGGTGCTCCATAGCTAGTGGTGACGGACATTCAATCTCCTTAGCGCAGACCCAAGCTGTGGTCGTAGACCTTATTCAGGCCGATGATTTGATCTAAACCGTGTGGCAGGGTGACCAAGCGACCTTCTACTACTGTGTCGCGATTGGTGTACATGTGGGAAACCATCATGATGATGGCGATCTTCAAGTCCTCTGGAACCCCGTTGACGTATTTCTGCTCCAGAATTTGGTCCGGAGGATCAGGCGGGGAACCAGCAACCACGTCTACTTCGGCAATCACCGGAGGCGAAGCAAACTCGTCCTGATTCTGCATGCCAGCGGTCAGGAAAATCTGTACGTTGTTGCCACCGATAGTGCATTGAGGCCAAACAGAGCCGGGAAGCGGCATCACGCGGGGAATCGTACTCATCAAATCAACAATGAAGTCCTTGCCCGGATAAATAGTGTGCTTCTGGCCATCGCTGCCCACGTAGTCAATGTGGTCTACATTAGTACACGGTGAAGCGAGCAGATCAATTTGGAATGGCAGCCGCTCGCCAGTGTTCAGGCCGAATGGCGGAAAGGGAGTCGGCATAATCGGGCCGTAGCCGAAGTACAGAGACAGTGCGCCGATGCCGTACAGTGTGCCGTAAGGCTCCTTGCTGTACGGATAGAAGGGGAACGAGTCCTGAAACTGAACGAAGTCACGCGAAGCAAGGGTCAGCCCAGTGTTTTTCTCAATGTAAATAGTCGCTGCTGGAATAAGAATCTTGTTGATAAGGTCGTCGTCCGCCGTGTTGGTCACCTTGAGATAGTTCTTCATCTCATCCAACGCGACAGGCCAAACTGTGTTCTGAGAAAATCTGACGATACCCGGCATTAGTGTTTCTCCCCTGGTTCATTCTTGAGCAATTTGCGGAGCATGTCCCCGCTAGGGTCGTCCGAACTTGGTGGCTCCAAGAACGTAGTCACTCCGCCCTCGGCACAGCAGATGCACATGCCTGAATAGCCGGGTGCCTTGTGGCAGTTACAAGAGCACGCCATTACTTATTGTCCTGCTTAATCCGGCCAGCATCTTGTAGCAGTTCCTTGGAAAAGAGAATCTGCCGGGTAGGTTCGCTCTCAACCGCTTTCCGGTAGACCGGCTGTACCATCGCGCATTCACGCTGCTTCTGTTCACTCATAGAATTCCCCTGTAATAGGTTTGAATACCGCGCAAAAAGAGAAAAGGCTCCGGACTGAACCGGAGCCTCATCTGTTTAGGTTGTCAGCCGATTAGCTGGCTGGGTGCTCAAGCACCGAGAACGCGGACGGCTGCAACAGCTGACCGTCGGTACGCAGAAAGGCTTGGTAGCCCTTCTGCAAGTTCGCCATGTAGGTCTCCTGGAACACGAAGAACGTGATCGGGCCGACGTCGCGAATGACGTAGTGCTCGAAGTTTCCGAACAGAACGGAGTTGGCAGAAGCGGCCAACTTGTCCATGTCCTGGTTCCACTGATACTCGTACCCGTAGATCGTATCCGGCTCATCTTCGCTCACTGAAACGTTCCACAGGGTGCGACCGAAGCCGTCCTTCTGCTTACGGAACGTGTCCAGAGTGGTCTGGTGCGCCATGAACTTAGCTCCCGGACGGTAGGCCGGATCAACCTTCGTGATCAAAGCATCGAGGTCATCGATGATATTCACGGAGTTGAGGTCGGTCGCGCCTGGGTTGTTGGTAGCGTTTGCACCAGCAGCAGTGACGATCTGGCTGCCACTGTTGTAGGCGACTAGTGCCGGAACGAGGCCATTAGGCTGTCCGGAACCCGTGCCCTTGGTGTAGCCGTTGTTCACGCGACGACCGATACGGATACCCATTGCGGTGCTCAGCAACGACTGTACGTCGAATGCCGAATCCTGCAACAGCTGGATGGCGACCAACACCTGCTTGGAGGATGCTACGTTCGCAGTGAACGTTACACGATCAAAGCTGGGGTTTACCTGTCCAATCGTGGTGCTAGTGGCTAGCCACTCACCATCATTGGCAGTGTCGTCCATGCGTGGGTACTGTAAGGGGTTACCGCTCGAAGTGTTGATGATGCGGCAAACATTACGCATTCCGCCGTATGCCTTCAGCTTGATTTCCAGTTCTTTCTGGAAGCCGACTGGCACGACGAATTCGCCGTTTCCGTCACCGACTACCTGATCCAAAGCCGCATAAGTACGGACTTCGTTCAGGATGGGAGCTACGGTACGGCCCGCTGTACGGATTAAGGCATCAAATGCCGCGTTGTACTCTTTGGAGGAACGCTTTTCGTCCTGTGATGTCATCGGACTAAGGCGACCTTCAACGTCCTGACCCGGCTGTGCGGTCTCTTTGTGACCGGTGCGAGACTCGTTCATCTCGGCCTGAAGCTTGTCCACCTTCTCCATATTTTCAATGCGAAGACGAAGTGCTTCCTGCTGCTTGTCGAGTTCCGTTGCGCGTTTCTGTGCTTCCTCAGTAAAGGAAGTCTTCTCGTTCAGGTCATGCCATTCCTGTACTAGCTTGGCGCGTTCCTGACGCAATGCGATTGATGCTTGGGACATAAAATTCTCCGTGGTGAAGTTTTCACGGGAGCAGCAGCCGCGCCTTGCGGTTGCTCTACTCGCATCGTTCAGGAGTCGCTTTTGCTTCCTGAGCCAGTCCCATCGGACAGCGTCTTGAACGACAGACGGCGCGTTGGCCGTCTACAAGAGGGGTCAATAGTGGAAATTTTTGATTAGTGGGAAAAAGAAATGGCCTGGATTAGCTCCAGGCCATTTGGTTCACGCACCCTCAGAAAACTCTATAGCGACAACTCCACCTGTAACTGGCGGACACGTGACTTAGAAAGTTTTAGGGCCGGGTTGGCTGACTTCTCTTCGCCTTCCACGTGAATGCCGTGTTCCTTGGCAGCCGCTTTGATCTTCGCCAGTACCTCAGGCTTCTTATCCGCTGGAATGCCGTTAGTCTGATTGAACCGGGCCAGAGCGTTGCGAATGTGAGCCTTGGTCTTCTCTTCCGAACTGAACTTAATCGGAAGCTTCCAGGTAGACGTATCTTTCGCGTCACCGACGTAAGCAAATGCGCCAGAGCCCAAATCTTCGCCGTCGACTTTCTTGGTCTTCGCTGCCCGCTGTTCAGCGGTATACAATGTGCGCTCATCGCTGTCATCCGGACGGCTAACGTCCATGTTGTGGCTGCAAGCCGCGCTGTCTACCATGTGCAAGCCGTGTTCCTCATGCTCACCGTCGTAGCAAGCACGGCAGCGGCAGGAGCACTCTTCATGTTGCGTCTCGTCGGGATCATCGTCACGCTTGTAGGCTTTCAAGATTGCCGCATTGCTACGTGCTTCAACAGAAGTCGTAGGGTAGGCTGGAAAGGTCACCGGGCTTACATCAAACAAGTCGGCGTCTTTAATCACGCGCTTCGCGAAGTCGTCGTCGTAAGTGATCTCTTCATCGCGAACAATAAAACCGAACGAACACTGGTCAACGTCGCCACGCTTAATCATCTCCCGAACGTCTTTCCCCATCTGGGTATCCGGAAGATCACACAAGAAGTGAAGTCCCTTGGCATCTTCATCTAGAGCCAACGTCCCACTCTTGGTACGGCCTAGCACATGATCAGGCTCGTGATTGAACAAGCAACGGACGTCCTGCTTCTCTGCAATGGCACGTTTGAATGCGCCCGGAGCGATGCTCTCACGGACGTAGCCGAGGTCTGTCTCGGTATTGAAGACCGCCGCGTATCCCTCAATTTGAGGTTTCTCGTCTTTCGCTGCGCGAATCTCGGTCTTGAAGATACGGTACTCTACTCGGGAAGTGCTCATGGTTATGACTCCTCTATTTCTTTTTCTTCCGGCTCCGGCTTGATTTTCTCTTGGAGGTACTGAATGGCACGGACCAATTCATCCGTGGCCTGTGTATCCGCCTTCTCCGCTTGCCACTCCTTAGCGCGAAGCGGCATTGCGCTGATGTAGTCGCGAATGAACTGTGTCTTGGGTTCCGATAGCACAATGGCACCCGGTTCCGCGCCCGGATTGAAGTTCAAGGCTGACGCGATGCCGACAAGTACCGGGCTAAAAGTCCGCTGGAAATCGTCCTCATTTGGCTTCTTTCGGGCGATAATGCGACCGAAAGCATCACGAAATGCCGGGAAAGAAGTCACAAAGTAATGGCGAAGAGATTTATTCTCCTCACCAGGCGCGGGCGAAGCATTACCGCCGACGCCTCCTCCTGTGGCAGGAGCAGGAGCTTCTTCATCGGCTCTCAGTTCCTGCATGTTTACCGGCATCCAGAATTTCTGATCCGCAGTGGCCGGGTTGAGCTTCAGTGCCTTACGGCCCTCGTCACGATCCATAAGACCGGCGTAACGCGCCATCTGTAGAGCCTTGATCATCGTGGCGTAGTCGGCCCGTTCTAGTTCAGTGGTGTCGAACCGGGCAAAGTATTTGTTGGCCGTCCTCCCAAAGGTCGGGAAGATCTTGCTGTTGATAGCCTGTTCCCACTTGTTCAGCCACGGGCGAAGAGTGAAGACCAAGAACTCTAGAGCCTTCTGCTCCATGTTGGCCTTGCTATCCTCCTTGCCGCCAATCATGTGTTCAGGCACACCGAAGATTGCCGCGATCTGCGCACGGTTGAGTTCGCGCGTCTGGATAAGCATGGCCTCTTGCGGATCAATGGCAGTCGTCTCCCACTTCCAGCCACCTTCCAAAATTGCCGGCTTATGCTGGTTGCCGCGACCGTGGGCATCAAGCCACGTGCGCATGTTGTCTAATTTCTGTTGGGGAGTAAGGTTGCCCGGTGCGGATAGATAGCCTTGCGGCGTCGCGTTGTGGGCGAAGAACTGTGAGCCGTAGCTCTGTGCGGCAATGTCGCTGCCCAGGACTTCGCGAGCGTAATACTTGATTGGCGAGAGACCCAGCAAGGAGTCAATGCCCAGACCCTTGACGTGAATCATGTCAGCTTGTTCAACCGGACGCTCCGCGCCGTTAGGATTGTCATGCGTCTTATAAATCAGCTCACCGGCTGAGTTGCGATACGGAAAGGTACTGAACGGGGAGCGAAGGTACAGCGCACGAACCTGCCCGCCTTTTGACCAGTCAATCTCTATGTAGCAGTTGCCCGTCATCATGCAGTGTGACTGCCCGGCTTGCCGTACATCAGCGGAGCAAGCCTCTGTGTTAGGCGCGTCATGCAGGATGGGCTGGAGATAATGATTATTGGCTAGGCGTTCGCCGCCGTCTGCAAGCCGCTCGTATACATTCAATGGGAGCGTAGCTACCGCGTCGGAGATCAATCGCACGCAAGAGAAGTACGCAGAAATTTGCAGTGCGGACATCTCGTTGACGATCGCGCCAGACTCAGAAGGTGGTAGACCGAATACACCGAAGAAATCTTGCGGAAAGGAAATGATTGCGCCAACGGCGTCTCGAAACTCCTGACGGAACCCAGCCCAGAATGATGCCATGCCTGCTTATTCCCTTTTCTTTGCGCCCGCAACGACTGCGAACGCGATAAGTTCAGCACCGCCTACGATGAATCCGAGCGGGTGGTAGATCAGGGCAGCTCCTGTCGTCACTAAGGCGAATCCTACGAACAGTGCGCCTACTATGACTCGGTTAATTGGTTTGTTTGGCATCGGACTCCTCGTGTTTTGGGCAGAGATACGCCAGCTTGTCGCCAACGAGCTTCGCTATACATAGCTCTCCGCAGCGTGAACAGTTGCCAAAGCTAGTCACTCCACCGCCATCTAAACTGATACTTGCATTCGCCATTACTCGCGTTATAGCCGTGAACAAGGCCGTAGCCGGGTCAATTTTGTTTTCAGCGCGTTCCTTGTTCGGGAACAGGTTGTCGTTCTTGTCGCGGTGCGCCACCACGTTGCTCATAGCCCAGGTCAGCACCGGGTCACCGTTGAAATGGAACCTTGCGTCGTACACAGCCGCCTCTACTTCCTTCATTGCTTCGGATAGTTTGAGTTGGGATTGGTCAGCGCAAGTAAAGCCATCTTTGATCAGGTGGGTTGAAATGGTGTGGTCGTGAAACGGGTCAAACACAACTTCTACGAGACGGAACCGTTTGCTTTCTTCTCGCACGTAAGCCTCAACCATGTCGTAGTCAACCGTCTCCCCTGGGCAAGTACGCAGCCAGCCGTCATCCCGCCAGCCGGGATACTGCGAGTTGCGCGACTCCAAAATCCGCGCCTCCGGCGTCCAGTAGGTGCCAAAGACCCAGTAATGAAGAGCATTCTTGGTAGTTTTCTCCCCTGTCTTGCGATCGGTGATCTCCGTAGGCCGGACCTGCCAAAAAACCTTCATGGTGGCGGTCAAGTCCAACTTGAAGGAGAGGTCTATGGCCTGAATGGCGTCCTTCTTAAGGAACTGCTCCTCCTCAAGCGTAGGGTCAGCGCATTTGCCCCAGCGAAGCATGTCCATCCAAGCCGCATCCGCACCAACCCAAATGTCTAAATGTTTGGTCTTGAAGTTGGGAGCAGCAGAAGCTAGCTGGGTCGCCTCTTTCAATTTTGGCAACACGTCGGAAGGCTTAACGGATACTCCCCAGTTTGGGTTTGCCTTGCGAACCGCTTCCTCGGTGGCCCAATCATCGTCATCGTCAATCGAGTAGATAATCCCGAACCATGTCTCAGCCTGCATGACGCGAGTAAGAATTTTGGTTACGTAGTCGCGACGGTCGTAGCAGATACCGGCCCGGTTGCTACCTGACGTGGTGATCATCCACAGCATTGAGTTGTCGCGCTTGCCGGTGCCGGAGTCCAATGACTGGTAGACCTCAGGCGTAGGGTGGGCGTGTAGCTCGTCTATGATCCCAAAGTGAATGTTGAGTGAGTCGAGAGAATTGGTCTTTGAGGCCAGCGCACGGAATATGGAGTTGCTACTCTGCTGTACGATGGTGTTTGAAAGAACCTCTACACCGTATCGCTTTAGGAACTCCGGAGTGTTCCGCGCCATCGGTTGTGCGGCTAACTTGAAGACGTGGTCAGTCTGGTCACGTGTGACAGCCGCGACATAGACTTCAGCACCCGGCTCCCCGTCCATGAAGGCCATGTAAAGCCCGATGGGTGCCGTCCATGCGGACTTGCCGTTGCCGCGAGGTACCTCCGTATAAACACGACGGAAACGACGCAGCTCGCTTTCAGCGTGTAGCCAGCCGAACACCGTAGTGGTGACAAAGCACTGCCACGCCTCAAGCCTCAGCTTGCCTTTGAATCCTTGAATGTGTGGGAACTTCTCTATGAATTTGCAGACTCGGTTGGCAGCAGCGGGATCAAACCGAAAGGGAAACTCAGCAGTCCCTTGGCGGGCCAGGTCATTCAGTTGACGTTGGCAGGCGAGCTTCACCCACTTACAAGCTGGGATGGTGCCATCTAGAACGTCCGCTATGTATTGATTGGCCTTGGTTACATGGTCTGCTGTGGCGTGTCTAAGTCGCTCCACTCGTCCTCCGGCTTGGCTACCGGGCGGGCCATCACTTTGCTTCGGTCTGATGGATTCATGCCTAGACGACTGAGCAGGTTCATATACTGCGTTCTCTCGCCGATCCCGATTGTCCCCTTGCGTTCCTTGCACTCCAACCTCACGGCCATGGCCAGCCAGTACTCGTCACAATCTCCCAATACTCCGGCTGGTACCTTCTTGAGGAACTCTCCCCACACCTTTCCCTCTTCGACGGAAAGACTCTTGGGTGCAGACTTCCTAATAGGCGCGTTGGGCGTAGGTTCGTTAGCCCGATCTTCTCTGCGCTCAGGATGGTTGATGAATGCTCCGCGATTCTCTAGAACTGTTGTTGGTGTGCGTGGTCGGGCCATGTTGCCTCTATAAGTGGAACGAAAAGGACATTTAATTTCGGCGGCGTGTAAATTTAACTGGGCGACGGCTGTCGAGATGAGTCAAGGAGGCATTTGGCACCCCCATATCCCCCAATGACATACGGAGGCAAGGCTGCCTCTAGTTGCGCCATCCCCCGCCGTCCTCTGTTGCAGTCTTCTTGCTGTGACAGGACTTGCATAGTCCTTGTAGGTTGCTCTCATCGTAGAAGCGGTTCAGGTCACCGCCATGCAGCTCAATGTACTTCTTAGCGGGTATTATGTGGTCACACTCTTGCGCTGCCCAGCGTCTACAGTGCACGCATATGCGATCTCTAGCTAATACATTGAGACGAACCCAGTGCCAGCGGACTGTGTCGTATAGACGACGGATGTAATCTTTGCGTCTGTCCTTGTCATACTGCTTCACCAACCCAGCGTGGGCAGGGCAATACTTGCCGTCCGTTAGCACTCCGCAACGGCTACAACCGCGCTTAGGCTTGTCTGGCACTACAGCTTCTCATCAAAGCCTAGATACCGCTTCACGCCACGCTTCTCCAACATGATCTTGTGGCCTAGATTTACGGCGCGTCCACGGAACTTGGCATAGTCGTGGTGTTCGTTCTTTACGTTGTACGGAAGCTGGTTGATGTTGACGCCAGGAACCCAGACGACATACTTGCTGGCCCGTTTCAAGTCCCAGAACCAATCAAAATGTTCTCCACCGATGCGCATGCGTTCATCCCACGGAAAGCTGCGAATTGATTCGGTCCTTGCCAGAAAGTAGTTCACTGTGAGATCAACTTTGTAGTACGGCCGCTTGCCGTCCGGACGCAGACGTGTCTCTTTGATATGGCTGCCGGGAAATAGCTGAAGAAATCCTTCGTATGAATTGTTGTTGACGTGGCCACCCGCGACGTCTATGTGCGGGTTGTTGTCTAGCGTCTCAAGCAGCTTAATGATGCCATTGCGCGCTTCCTGCGTTCCGAAGTCAAAATCATCGCAGCCCATCAACAGATATTTCGTCTTGCATGCCCTGACGCCCGCGTTGCGCTTGGCCGGCAATCCGGAGTCAAATGGTAGCTTGATGTCTGCCTGAATTCCGTCGCCGCTGTCATCCGCAATAATCACTCGGCATTCAGGCAGATTCTTGAGACTTTGTAGACACTTTTGCAAGCAACCTGGTCGTAGGAAGCTAGTGATCAGGATGCTGACATCGCTCAGGTTGCTAATCGTGGCGTTTGGATTCTCCCAAGCACGGTGAATCTCGCGCATTTGGGCAGGAGTAAATTCGCAAGAAGCGATGATGTTGTTACGAGGAGTAGGAGCTTCGCGACCAAAGTGCGGAACCGGCCTGCCCTTGTCGTTAGCAATGGTGAGACGCGGCTGTTCGTCATGAATTGTGATTTCTTTGTGCTGCGCAAACATATTGCCGAGCCAGCGGTCTTCCGCGAGATCTTCGGTCAACGGCGCGTCAACGACTATCTGCATAGCACGGCGGGACAAGCAATAGAAGAATCCCGACGCATACCGTGCTTTGTATCCGCCAGACGAGGCCCGAAATCGTCCCGTGTAGTCGTACTTTTGGAATCCCGCATGAACTAAGCGATTAATGTTGATGTAGGAGTCATCGTCAGTCTTCACCAGCAAGTCATAGCGATGCTCAAGTGCCCACGCGCAGACTGCTTTGGTTTTGGTCGGTAATCCCTCGTAGCCGTCCGAGCAATCAAGGTAGACCTCATCGGCTAGAGGATCACGCTCGGCACGCCCTAAGAAGAAACGAACGTCCGCTCCAGGCGCATGCTTGGCCCACGTAGCACGCTGAGCGTCGGCTCGCTCCTTAAAGGCATGACAGGTGATGATGGCGACGAGAATTTTCATTTCGTCTCTGCCTGTATCCGAGGAAAGTCTGGCAGCTGGGCACGGCTCCAGACGCAAGTAGTCGTGTTCTTGGGGCAGGCATTGCCAGGATGCTTGCTTGCGATGAACAACGCCGGGTCTGCTACATCAAAGTATTTGGCCTTGTACTCTTGTTGCATAAGCTGCTGCCAGCGCGTGTCGACGCCAATGGTGATGTCGCGGAAGTGAGAGTTCTCCCACAATGAACGTTTGAAAGCGAATCCCCCAAGCCAAACTCTAGGCGGACCGGTGTAGAGCCATCCCTCATTTGTGCCCACATCGTGGTAGAAAATCTTTGAGGTGCCGCTGTAGTCGTACCCCGTTGTCAGTGGCGCAATCTGCCGCACAATACGAGTAGGGGAGTGCCAGTCATCATCATCCCAGGTAAGAAAGTAATCAGCGGTGCTCTGCTCTACCATGTCGTTCAACTTACGGCCTAACGTGTTCGTCTCATGCGCATTGACTACTAGGTCTACTTCCCAGTCATCCGGGTATCGCTGGTCCCGGAAGCACTCCAATGCACGCGGGCGGAATGCGTCCCGCTTGGAGGTTGTAGCCATTAGTGCGGAAACCTTGATCATCCCTTATCACCATCCGTTCCTTGCCGTAATTGCGGACAGTTGCGCTCGTGGTAGTCCTCAGCGATAGCGCGGCCCGTAACCATTGCTTGCACCGCGCCCCACATGGCAACGTATTGGCCGGTGAGCAAACTCTTCGTCGCCAAAATGAATGACGTGATCGCGAAGAATGCTGCGAAGATCGTGCTGCGGGAGAGCCAGCGAGTCATTGCTGAACTTTCTGTAACCGCTGAAGCGTTTGCTCGAACTCGCGCACCCATTCCTTGCGGACGCCTTCCTTCTTGGCGATCACACGGATAGTTACGTCGCCACAGCCGAAGTGCTCACCGGCCTCTTGGCTGGTGCATGTTGGGTTGTCAAGCAGGTACTTGACGATGGCGCTGTAATTCAGTCTTGGTTTCGACCCGCTCATGGTTAATACTTGCGTAGTGGCGAGATTTCTAAACAAGCGAGATATGCTCTAATTGCGGTATGTCCTCGAGCAGTCAGTTGTGTCCGTACTGTGGCATTCGCCAATGCAACTCCGACGATCACATCTTTCCGGAATTTCTCGGAGGCCATACCACAATCCGGGCATGCAAACCGTGTAATGACGTTTTTGGGCATTCCTTTGAAGGGCCGCTCTCAAACGATTTCGCTCCCGTCGTGATAATCATTCGCAGAGGCGGGATTCACCCTCCAAGGCTTTCTGTTTGGAAGCGGGCCGTCAAAATTAAGGGAATCGACCACGACATGGACAGCGATCTAAAGCTGACTCCTTCTATTCCCTCATTCGACCGTGACGACCAGGGTGCGATAAAACAAGCAGTGTTTTCTGGGAAGAAAGCCGCGCAAGGTTTTATTCGCGGGCAAGAAGCTGCTGGCAAGAAGCTGAAGCTCACTGCCAACAGTCGAGACTTCCCTATACCCACGATCAACTTTGATCTCAATATCGGCATGGAAGTGCGCCGCTTAGCGATCAAGACGGCGGTCGCAGCAGCTGACCATATGGGCTTCAGCGAAGGACTACTAGATGAAACAGCTAGGGAGTTTCTACTGGGCGTGGTTCCGACGACTGACAGGGTCCGAATTGACTTGAATATCCATGCAGAATTGGAGAAACTGCGGCCTCCGCTGTCGCATTTCGTCTTTGTTAAAGGCAACAGCCAGACGCGCACGTCCTATGCGATTGTGCAGTTCTATGGACTATTCCAGTTGTACGCTTTGTTAAATCCCGGAGAGTTCGCGGGTGACGACTTCGCAATCATCGGTTTTCTCGATATAGCAAAGGAATATGCTGAGCACTTTGCGCAAACGGAGCTATTCAAGTTTCCCGAAGTGCCGGTAGAGATAGGCGGTTGGAAAGCTCGAGAACTGAAAGCCGAATGGATGAAGAAATTCAGACGTGAAACTAAGGCAGTGTTGGTAAACGAGACAAGCCTGATCTTCTAAATAGAAAGCCGCCCAAACCCTCACGAGGAAAAGGCGGCTTTACGAGAATGGCTGATCGCAATTGAGGGTTTGATAGTTGAGAAACTTCGCTTCTCACGATCAGCACGCTTTCATGTTTGCGTCGCGACCCCAATGGGCCAAATACCTCAACAAATCTTTTCCCTTGTGCGTGATTTCCAACATGTCAGTCGGATGGTGGATTAGCAACTGTTCAGCCTTCATATAATTCAACCACTGGTCAAATGCGTAAGCCGGATATACACCCGGACAGGCGGGGACTGCTCTAGTGTAAAAAGCCCTAGCATCAGGCAGCGGCAATACTCCCTGCCTCCGGTTCATTTCCGTGAGCATTAGCAATTGGCTTTTGAATATGAGGTACCAGGACCTGTCGTGCATGGCGGCGACCAGCCCGACACCAATGAATCGCGAGTAGAAGAGTTCTGGGTTATTGGGCTCCGCATTGCGGGCAACAATCTTTATGTTATGTTCGATTTCCGCCGTTAGCGGACTGAAATAGGACACGCGAAAAAATTCCGTTGGGTTGAACGTGATCTGCGGTTGCTGTCCTGTGAGCGCTGACAATGTCGGGAAAGTCGAGACTTGCTGCTGCGTACGGGTGATCGCGGACGTTGGCGCGGGCTGACGGGAGCCGATCCCTCTCTTTGCGAGCCACAGGAACACCGCTATCGAGAAACAAAGTAGAATCACGGTGACCAGCCAGCTTGGCATGTTGGGTATCGTGTGAAGCAACTTCCCCGTGTATTTGGTTATCAGCCACCACACCGCTGCTAGAAGTGCCCACTTGGCATTGCCTTTAATGTCCTGATATTGCCTTGCCAGCCAGTTTCGCATTGCATGAACCTCTGTCTGGCTGAAAAGTATGCGAAGTTGCCCAAGGTGTCAAACTCCCGCCGTGATTGACGTAATGCAGTCCGTGAACGCGATCCCAACTTTTTAAACAGAATGTGCGATATTGAACATTTTTTCCTAGCAGGCTGCAACATTATTTACATATGCACTTGAGTGGAAGAGAAGATCTCACGCGGGAACAAATTCAGGCTGTCCCTTGCCCTACTTGTGGCGCGCAGCCGCGAGAAGTCTGCGAACTGAACAACGGAGGGTCACGTATAGAGCCGCATCGTGACCGACGCCTAACCGCTGAGGATTTACTTTCTAGCTAGGCGGGGAGACTGAATCCCGAGGGTCAGTTTTCTTCTTGTGTTTCTGCTTGTCTAGAGCAGCGGTCAGAGAGCTAATGATTCGCAGCAGCTTCTTCGGGTCTTTTTCTTGAGCGGCTTCCTCGGCCAGAATCCGCCACTCTTCGTCTGCGGGCATCGAGATGCCCCTTTCTTGATGCAAGCTAATGTACTCTGGAAAATAAACCCAGACAGTCCGATGGGATACAAAGCACCTCCATTTCCGACTGCGCGGAGAGCTTAAGTCTTCCAGTCTTCGGGCGGCGTTGCAATTCCCCATACGTTGCCGGGCTCATCTAGTGCCAAGCCAAGAAACCAGAACTTCTCGTACTCGCCTAGTGATATGCAGTTCACTACCTGCGCGGTGACGCTGCGTTTCTCAGGAAGACCTTCCAAGCGAACGCGGGTTCCGATTTCCAACTGGCGACCCAGTCGCACACCGCATCCCTGAGGGTTTACAACGATTATCAGACACGGCTCGGAAGGAGAATGTGCTGAATCCAAGCGATTCAGGTTGACCGAAATCTCGCATTTGACCCGAGTACCGATGCGTCCCCGATCGTGCATCCTTGCTTGGGAATACTATGCCACGAAGCGTTACTTGTCCTTGCTCATCAGCAAGTGACCGTCGGTTCTCCGACGAAGCCGCTCAATTGCATTGCGCTTGTGCTAAGGTTTATTGCAAGTTTTCCCCAACGCGAAAATCGACTCAGGGCCGGGACGCTACGTTCTGGCCCTGATCGTGTTTCGGAGGCATTATGAAAGCCCGAGATTTGGTTTTCGGTGACATGGCGAAAGAGCGCCCGAGGGTTCGGGAAGGAATAATCAAAAACGGCTTGCGACCAAATCCTGACGTGGAAAATTGGAACGGCCAAACG